AGAGGGAAGTACACGGTACCCCCTTAAAATTAATGCTTGACAGAGGAGGCTCCATGCGCCACTTATTTATAATCCTGTTTGCCTGTACCTATTTGGTACCTAGTACCTTATTATCTAAAGATACTAGTTTGAGACTAGTACCAGAAGAACCTAAGGTACCTAAGGTACATAGGGTACCTAACCCCCCTACTAAAAATTCAAAAGATCTTGGACCCGGTATTGAATATATCAGTATTGATTGTAATGTTAGTCCGGGTATGCTTTCCAACCTGAAGCGTTTTAAGCCCCTCTGGTGGGGTGTGAATGAAACACAGGGCCTTCTTACTCTCCATTTGAATAAAGGTTCTGGTAACTGGGTTATGATGGCTACATTCCCTAATAATAAAAATTGTATCGTAAGTACCGGGATGCAACAGGAGATAATATCAGAGAAGGCAGGGAAGCCGGGGATCGTTCATTGAGTAAGTCTGTTGATGATCTGATTGAGGAACGTCACAACACCCACGGTAATTTTGAGGATACTTTCAGATTGTCCTGTGATATGTTCGAAGCATTAACGGGACACTCCCTCCAGCCGCATGAGTTCGCGCTGTTAAATATTATCCACAAGATCGCACGGATTAAGTGCGGCTCGTACCATGAAGATCACTGGAATGATATTGAGGGATATGCCAGACTGGGAAAACTCCTGCATCAGAAGACGCCTGTTCTCAGATGGCCTGTAAAAAAGGAGAGAGAAGAGTGTTGATGTATAATGCTATCGTTGCCTGTCTCGCCCTTAATATTTATTTCGAGGCGCGTAACCAATCGTTCGAAGGTCAGGTTGCTGTATCGCAAGTTGTGTTTAATCGTGTGGCCGATCATCGCTACCCCAACGATGTATGCGATGTTGTCTATCAGGCTGAACGTAACAAGCAGGGTAAAGTGATTCGCAATCGTTGTCAGTTCAGTTGGTATTGCGACGGCAAGAATGACACGCCCAAGGATATTGATGCGTTCCGATGGGCAAGCGTGGTCGCCCGGACCATCCTTGATCTCGGCGACATGATGCCCGACTACGTTAACGGGGCCACCCATTACCACACGCTTAACGTAAAGCCGGGATGGAAAATTTCCAAGGAAAAGACGGCGGTTATAGGGAACCATATATTTTTTCGGTGGCTCCCCGATATGAAGCTTTAATCTTCATGGTTGACAGGATTCTCAGGTCAGGGTAGATTCTCTGTAGCCGTGTAATGTTTGATGTCCATTCGGTGCATGGCTATTCATGGTGATAAAATATTCTCCCCTATAAATGGCGGCTCTTTCGGGGGCCGTCACTTTAGGAGAAACGAATGAGAAAAGAATTTGATTTCTATCCGACGCCGATGAGCATCGTAACGGAGATCGTAAAAAGATGGGCACCATCAGATCAGAAAGTCTGGGAGCCTTGTGCAGGGGACGGAAGAGTTGCACAGTCATTAACAGACAGAGGGTGTGATGTTGTTTCGACAGACATCAGGAATCGTCAGGATTTTTTTCAGTACAGTGTGGCTCTTGCCCCTGTGGTTATTACCAACCCCCCGTTCAAACCTATACGGGATTTCATAGATCATGCCTTTGCCATCGGAGTTAAAAAGATGGCTCTTGTCTGCCCAGAAAGATTATGGGCTTGCAAAAAAGGTCGCACCCAGTTTGAGCGACACCGACCGACCCGATGGGCAAATTTGGACTGGCGCGAAGACTATCTCCAAAAAGGTGGATCACCCGACAGAGCATTGGCAGTCGCAATGTGGGACATCCCCCATTCGCAAACCTGCTCCTATGAAATCTGGTGCAAGACTGATGAGGGATAAAGGAGAGGTGTGTGATTTCTGCGGTAGCTGGACACGACCTATCTTTGTTCATGGTCATTACCAGTGTGGCCGTTGTCACCGGGTAATAGCTGAATGTTGTTCAGGAGAGAACCAAAAAGAATGAAATATTTTGTAACAATATGTTTAGCCTTGGGTGTTCTTTCAGCCTGTGGCCGGGGCCATGACGGGGGAGAGTTCGTCTGGATCGGATGCCACGTAATCCACACCAACCCGGCTGATTGTATTCCCGGTAAGGATAAGTGTGTGTATGCCTACGGACCCGAAGGCGACAAGAAGGTAGGCGAGAAGATTTATTGGAAACAGTTACACAAAGGCCAGAGCCGTTACGGTCCTATCGGAAAAATTGCAACAGCCAGACCGTGTAAGGAGGGGGAGTGATGTATACCTTGAAAGTTCCGAATGGAACATATAAGGCAGATTCGTTGATCCATTTATTGTGGGCAGTTTTCTGTCACAGATTTCATCATCTCATTACACATGGTAAGTTTATTGATTAGAGGGTTAGCCCCATGAACTGTTTCTATTGTGATGCTCAGGTGGTCGTTGATACCACAGGTCCTTGTGAACATAGTGAGAATTATGAAACTGAGGAAAGTATAAGCTGTCCTGATTGCGGGAGTATCTATCTTGTATGGCGCGGTAAAGAGGAGATAAGTAATGACAGTTGAAAGAAGTGGCGTTAAGTTCGCGGGGTACAACAAACCCAAGAGAACTCCCAACCATCCGAAGAAGTCCCACGCAGTTCTTGCTAAAGACGGAACAAGAATAAAATTGATTCGCTTTGGTGAGAAAGGAGCTTCGACTGCGGGCAAACCCAAGGCAGGGGAAAGCCAAAGGATGAAGAATAAAAGAAAGTCTTTCAAGGCGCGTCATGGTAAGAACATAGCTAAGGGTAAGATGTCTGCGGCTTACTGGGCTGATAAGGTTAAGTGGTAATGAACCTACAGGCTATACAGTCTCAAATTAATTCTCTTCCCGTCCATGAGCAGAAGAACATTCTGGATTTAGTAAAGCAACTGGAGAGTGCAGAGGCAAGAGAGGGGAGCCATGATGACTACCTCACCTTTGTAAAAACAGTATGGCCCGCTTTCATTCAAGGTAAACATCACAAGACAATGGCTGATGCGTTTGAACGTGTGGCATCAGGAAAACTCAAGCGTTTAATTATCAACATGCCTCCCCGTCACACTAAGTCAGAGTTCGCATCCTATCTTTTACCTGCATGGTTCTTGGGGAAGTATCCTGACAAGAAAGTTATTCAGACAGCACACACCGCAGAACTTGCTGTAGGTTTTGGACGAAAGGTGAGAAACCTTTTTAGTGATCCCGGATTTAAAAGCATCTTCCCGAAAACCAGTTTGCAATCAGATAGTAAAGCGGCAGGACGCTGGAGCACCAACAAGGGCGGTGAGTATTTTGCTATTGGTGTTGGTGGTGCGGTAACAGGTAAAGGTGCTGACCTCCTGATTATTGATGATCCACATTCAGAGCAGGAAGCGGCTCAGGGTCAGTACAACCCTGAAGTGTTTGATAAAGTTTACGAATGGTATACCTCAGGTCCTCGTCAGCGTTTACAGCCGGGGGGATCAATTATTGTTGTGATGACGCGATGGTCTAAAAGAGATCTAACGGGAAAGATTATTGACAGTTCAGTTAAGAGGACAGGATCTGATGAGTGGGAAGTTATAGAGCTTCCGGCTATCCTTCCCTCAGGAGCTTCCCTTTGGCCTGAGTATTGGGCGCTGGAAGAACTGGAAGCCCTAAAGTCAGAACTTCCTTTATCCAAGTGGTCAGCCCAATATCAACAGGACCCCTCCTCAGAAGAAGGCGCTCTGATAAAACGTGAGTGGTGGAGGAAGTGGCCGAGCAATAGACCCCCCGCCTGTGAGTTTGTTATACAGTCATGGGACACGGCGTTTCTTAAAACAGAACGCTCCGACTATTCCGCGTGCACAACGTGGGGTGTTTTCCTGAATGAGGAAAAGGATGCGATGCACATCATCCTCCTTGATGCTTACAAGGAACGTCTTGAGTTCCCTGAATTAAAAAAGACAGCCTATGAGATGTACATGGAAAGTGAGCCGGACGCGTTTATTGTTGAGGGCAAAGCATCGGGTATGCCTTTGGTATTTGAGTTAAGAAAAATGGGGATACCTGTATCGGAGTTTACTCCATCAAAGCGAAATGATAAGATAGCCCGTGTCAATGCAGTTGCAGATATGTTTGCATCTGGTATGGTGTGGGCACCAGAGACACGTTGGTCTGAAGAAGTTATAGAAGAATTTGCGGCGTTCCCCGCTGGGGATCACGATGATTTAGTGGACAGTTCTACTCAAGCTCTGTTAAGGTTTCGGCAGGGAGGGTTTATTAGAAACCCAAGTGATGAAGATGATGATGACTGGATAGCTCCACGACACACTGAATTTTATTGACAGGAAGTTTCATGGCGATAGATAAAGCATTACCCCAAAACGAATCGGAAGCAATCGAAGAGACAGAGTCTGTTGAGGTTGCTATTGTTAACCCAGAAGCCGTAGCTATTACGACAGATGATGGCGGTATGGTTATTGACTTTGATCCAGATCAGGATAGGGAAGAAGACTCATTCGATAGCAACCTAGCTGATTATCTTTCTGAAGCCCAACTTGGATCTGTTCAGTCAGAACTTATGGGAGCTTTTGATGCAGACTTCCAGTCCCGGTCCGAGTGGTCGGAAACATATGTCAAAGGTCTCGACCTTCTAGGATTAAAAATTGAAGACAGAACAACTCCGTGGCCCGGAGCCTGTGGTGTGTTTCACCCTGTGCTTGCCGAGGCTGTTGTTAGGTTTCAAGCTCAGTCGATTATGGAAACCTTTCCAGCTAAGGGACCTGTAAAGACCCAGATCGTTGGTCAGATAAACGACGAGAAAGAACAACAGGCGATTCGCGTTCAAGATGAAATGAACTACCAGTTAACAGAAGGGATGCCGGATTATCGAAGTGAGCACGAGAATATGTTGTTTGCCCTTCCTCTTGCAGGAAGCGCGTTTAAAAAAGTTTACTACGATGTGGATATGGGAAGACCTTGTGCGGTGTTCGTCCCTGCTGAAGATCTTGTTGTTTCGTATGGCGCATCGGATCTATTAACATGCAGTCGTTATACGCATGTAATGAAGAAGAGCAAGAATGAAGTACGTAAGTTACAGATCGCTGGATTTTACAGGGACATAGATCTTCCTAACCCAACTCCAGATTACACAAAGATCCAAGAGCAGTATAACAGTTTACAGGGAGAACGCCCTGCCTACGAGTATGATGACCGTTATACCCTTCTGGAGTGTCACGTTGATTTAGATCTTGATGGCTATGAGGATGAAAGAGACGGGGAGCAGACAGGTATAGCTCTTCCCTATGTTGTGACTATTGACAAGATGTCAGGAACAATTCTTTCTATTTACAGGAACTGGTTGGAAGATAACCCAAACAGAACCAAGATGCTTCACTTCGTTCACTATAAGTATTTGCCATCATTAGGTTTTTATGGATACGGATTGATCCACACTATTGGTGGTTTGACTAAATCTGCTACGTCTATTGTTCGTCAACTGGTCGATGCGGGTACGCTGTCTAACTTACCAGCGGGATTGAAGTCACGCGGTCTTCGGATAAAAGGTGATGACACACCTATCATGCCGGGAGAGTTTAGGGATGTAGATGTTCCGAGCGGTGCTATCAAAGATAACATTACGTTCATGCCCTACAAAGAACCCAGCGCGGTACTGTACCAGTTGTTGGGGAACACGGTAGACGAAGCAAGACGATTTGCTTCACTAGCTGATATGAAGATCGGTGACATGAACAACGAAGCTCCCGTCGGAACGACGTTGGCTATTATCGAACGCGGCATGAAAGTTATGTCTGCGGTACAAGCGCGTCTCCATGCGTCGATGAGGAAAGAGTTTAAAATACTTTCAACTTTGATTCGTGACTACATGCCGGAAGATTATTCTTATGAGGTCGGCGGTGTTCGAGCAGAAGACTTTGATGATCGTGTAGATGTAATCCCGGTCTCTGATCCTAATGCAACGACAATGGCCCAAAGGGTTATGCAGTATCAGGCGGCTATTCAACTAGCGGCACAAGCTCCACAGATGTACGATATGCCTGAGTTGCACAGACAGATGCTGGAAACAATGGGGCTTCAGGATGTAGATCGTATCCTGCCAGATAAAGATAACATTAAACCTACTGATCCTGTATCAGAGAACGAGAACTTAATTAACGAGAAACCAGTTAAGGCTTTCTCCTATCAGGATCATCTTGCTCACATTACAGTTCATATGTCAGCAATGGAAGACCCGCGTATTCAACAGCTTGTATCTCAATCGCCTAAGGCCGGGGCTATACAGTCAGCCGCCGAATCGCATATACGCGAACACCTAGCGTTCTTGTACAGGGACGAGATTGAAAAACAAATGGGTGCGCCATTACCTCCTGAAGGAGAGCCATTACCTATTGATGTTGAGAAGCAACTATCTAGTCTTCTGGCTGAAGCGGCCCAGAAACTTCTACAGAAAGATAAACAGGAAGTAGCACA